GGTGTGGGGCCTCTTTTGCTGTGCTCAGAAGAGAGTCTGGTCCTGTGGCCAACGGCGGCTGCGAGCTATTGCCCGATCAGCCTCGGCAAGCCAGGTAGCCTGGACGATCTCGTTGTGGTCGTAGTCCTCCATGGCCTGACGCTTCCAGCCGACTGCCTGTCCGTACATGTGACGAGCTGCTGCCTCTCGGCCGTCGAGCTTGTGGTTGATGGCGTAGGCCGACGCTTCGTAGGGGCCAACCCTGTCGGGGAGGAGACGCTGCAGCTCTTCGTTTGCCAAACGGGCCTTCTCCGCTGCCGATCGTCGTCCGTGGCGAAGGTACCATACGAGCCATACGGATCCCCCGATCAGGAGGAGAAGGACGAAGAGAGTAGCAAGGGAAGTGAACGGGTCGAGACGCATTTAGACCAACTCCATCATCATTTTGAGTGCCTGGTTCTTGAAGGACGGGTCGAGCAAGGCTCGGCGGGAGCGCAGGACTTCCTCCGTGCCGGTGTTTACTCCCGCACCACGGACGTGGGAGAAGTGATCGTACCACTCGGTGAGAGCGTTGAGCCCTGCCCATGCAGTGCCCCGGATGCCCTCCTGAGTGTTGGCGTCGGCGTACAGATTCATCATCGTGTCGAGCTTGTTCTCCGTACGAGTCAGCGTCCCGAGGGGAGCGTCGGCCGGTGCGCCGAATGCCTCGTGGATGATCTCCTCGAACTGGAGCTGCGTCATCGTCGTGTTGATCAGCTTCTCGGCGTCGGCCTGGAAGTCCTCGATGAAGTCGAAGGTGAAGTCCAGAGCCTCACGTGCTTGCTGCAGCATGATCTTGTGGGCACCGACGGTGTGGCGGACGCGGAAGACTCCAGCGTGCTTGGCTCCGTTGAATGCCATGTTGAGGGTGTTCTGGCAGACGATGCGGATCGGCGTCACCATGATCTGGGTAGAGGTCGTGCCGTCGTGAGAGGTCATGATGGCGATGTAGTTGTCGACGCGGTCGACTCCACCGATCTTGATGTTGCCAGGGAGCTTCATCGTGATGAAGACCTTGCGGCCTCCGTCGATCGCTCCGGCGGTCTCGAAGTGTGCCCCGCTCTCATCGACGAGAGCGTTCAGCAGGGTCGCCAGGTCCTCGTTCTGGATGATCGTGTACTTGTTGCCGACGACGCCGAGGACATCTCGCTGCCCCTTGACTACAGGGTTGTTGCGGACCACTGCGTACATGTCCGGGGTGAGGATCTTCTTGCCGTCGACCTCCGTGAAGAGTGCGGTCTTGCGGAGGTTCCATCCCCCGAGCTTGCCGTACTTCAGAGCCTCTTCGGCGGTGAACGAATCGGGGAGGACTTCGCCCATGGCGTGCCATGCGTCTTCACGAGCCGAGACGAAGCTTGCTACACCGTTGGTGATATCGAGGTTGTGCATTGTGCTGGTTCCTTGTCTGTGTGCGGGGTGCAGGTGGCCGGGGTGACGACCACCTGCACGTAACTATACGCTAGATGTAGAAGAGTACCTAATCAGCCGTTCCGGGTCGGCTTGTAGTCAATGCTGACGACGTACTCGTGGATGCTGCACTGGCAGCCCTCGCCGGGGGTGCTCGAGAACCAGTTGGAGAAGTAAGGGTCCTTGCTCATGTAGGTCTTATGCGGGTGGGTTGGGCAGTGGAAGACTACCTTCTGACCCCGGTCCCAGTGCCGCACTGCGCCAATCTTCGTTCCCGCAGGGTAGACCGCGATGGGCTCCGGCTCGACGTATACCGGAGGCTCCTCCCGAGGGAGACCGAGGAGCTCGTTCCGCCGGTTGGGGGCGTGGCTGTCCCCACGCTGGGAGACGGGATACGAGACGCTGTCGAGCTGGTCTGCCTTTACCGTGATGGTCTGGGTGGTAGTGGTGCGGGGGATGCAGAGGTTGAACTCCCTGCCGCCATCGGGGAGGTTCTTCAGGCTGAACACTACCCAGCCCCAGAAGTGGTCGCCAGCGGTAATGTGTCGTGCGGGGATGGTGATGATGTTCTCAGACATGGTTCCTGCTTTCGTGGTGTGCGTGGTAACTGCGTGCGCCTCAGGGTGTTCACAAGTCCCCCGAGGGGGAGGGAGACCCCCGTAGGGGCCTCCCGGCTAGCTTACTCGGCCTGGTCCTTCTCGGCCCGGTCCCGCTCGTCCTCGGCGAATACGGTGTAGAATCTGTAGCGGTCAGGGGTGTCGTTGATCATGACCCACCAGAGGAGACCGTTTGCGTGATCCTGGATCTCGTACCAGATGGTGTTCTTGCCCATCCATACGTTGCCGGTGTTGGAGACCAGGGTGCCGAGGCCTTCCGCTTCGTTGGCCTTGCGGATCTCCGCGAAGATCTTGGCTACGTCGGTCTGGGCTGCGGTGAAGGTGTTCATTTCGTTCTCCGTTGTGTCGAGGTGGTCTTGCTTGGTAAACTCAACTATACCCTAGATGCAGAAGAGAACCTAATCCTAGGAGAAGCCCGTCTCCGGGCCTCTCCTTCGGAGGGTGCTAGATGGTGAAGGTTCCGGCTTCCCGGGCTGCCTTGGCGTCCCTGGAGAGGATGGAGACCTTCTTGCCGTCGGCCGTGGTGCCCCAGAAGTCGGTGCGCCATGCGCCGGATACCTGGCGGCGACGGCGGAGGGTGGAGGAGCCATCGGCGAATGCGGTCGAGACCCACTCGGTCTCGTCTTCGTCTGCCCATTCGCTGACTGCGAAGGTCTCGTTGGCCTCGGTGGTCTCTCCCGGGTGCTTGGCTTCGGGGTTCACAACCTTGGGGGCCATGCGCTCGGCGACTGCTGCTTCCTGTACCTCGCGGTCCGACTGGCCGTTGTGCTCGGTGATCCAGGCTTCCCCGGCTGCCGTGAGCTCGGTCCAGGCTCCGTCTTCGTTGGTATCGGTGAGCAGGAGACCCTTGCGACCGAGGGAGGCGATGACGGTGGCAACTCCGCGCTGCGAGTCGGAAACCTTGTAGACCTTGTGACCTGCGATTTCGTCGGTCATGCATTCGGTCCAGATGCCAGACCCGTCAACCAGACCCTGGTCGAAGAAGCTGAAGTGGTTAGCGGCGATTGCCGTCATGAGTGCGGTCTCTTTGGCGGTGAGCTTTGCGTTCATTTTGGTGCCTCCGTGGTGTTCGTTGTGTCGTGGTGTGGAGCTGATGAATAGAACTATACCCTGGATGCAGAAGAGAAGTAAAGCCCGATGCCGAAAAACTTTGGAGGCCCCGATTCCTCAGGGCCTCCATCAGTTCTAGACTACATCCTCGATGGGGTTGTGCTTGAAGTTGCCGTAGGCTCGAGCCATCTTGGCAAACTTGGCGGTGGTGTAGCGCTCTGCGTCACCCTCGAACTCTGCGCCCCAGTAGTCGGTGCGCCACGAGCCGGAGACCTTCTTGCGACGCTTGATGGTACGGGAGCCGTCGTTGAACACGGTCTCGGTCCACTCGACCTCGTGCTCGTCCGTCCACTCCCGGACCGTGTAGTTGTCCTCCACGGTCTTGGTCACGTCAGCAGCTGCCGAAGGGGCCTCCTCCGCTGCTTCCGGTTCGTCCTCGTGCACTTCGCCGATGAGATCCTCTTCGTCCTCCTCGGAGGCTTCCTCGGCCGGTGCTTCTTCAGGGAGGCCCTGCTCGCTGCGGAACCACGGCTCCGTCTCCTGCAGGTAGACCCAGGACTCGCCCTCTTCCTTGGTCGTGTCGACGCCCAGGGTGCCCTTCTTGATGAGCTGGTTGAGGGTGACGCGTGCCTGCTTCTTGTCCTTGTTCAGACCCTGCTCGGCAACGGTGGTAACGATGTCTTCGAACCAGCTGCCGTCGGAGAGGTCGACTCCGGCGAGGATTGCGGTCTGGTTCTCGGTGTACTTAGTCATTGCGGTTCCTTTGTTCGAGTTGTCGATGTAGCGTAGTGCCACCGGCTGGTGGGGGAATCAACTATACGCTAGATCGAGTAGAAGTAAAGTCCTGCCCAAAAGCAAGGCCTCACCCCTTTGCTGGGTGAGGCCTATGCTACTGGCTCAGATGCGATTCCGCGAGCTGTAATCCAGCTCTCCAATGGGCAGGTGTGTCGGCGTCGATCCACTCGACTCGAGCACCCTCCTTGCGGAGGTCGTTCACCAGGTTCTCCGTCTTCGTCACGGTGGAGAGGACAAAGCTCGAGACCTGCCCTGCTCCCCTCTCGGCGAGTCGGAGATCGTGCACCACCGGGTCGCACCGGAGGGCGAGCACCAGCAGGTCTGTCGTCTCGTTGAGAGCCTTCATGAACCTGCGGGTTGCCAAGGTCGCCCCTTCGGCGATGATGGCGTCCGGGAGGTACTGCCCCTCTCCATGCAGCCACTCCTCCCCAGTGGGGGAGCTTGCCCGGTCCAGCCCGTCCGATCCGGGGAACTGCTCCCTCCACACTCCGAGGTACACGCCCCACAGGTCTGCTGCCTGATACAGGTAGTGGCCTCGGAGGGTGACCTGGTTCCCTGCGGCATTCGGCTTGGCGTGAAGGTCCTCCAGCTCGGGGCTCATGGCGACCGGCAGCCGCTGGAGCAGCTCACCCATGAAGGTGGACTTGCCTACTCCAGCGGCACCGATCACGTAGACCGACTGCGTCATCCGATCGGCCCTCCCACGATCCACATGCAGGTCTTGCCGTCGCGGGCATCCCACCAGGGGAAACTGCTCTCGTTCAGGAAGCGAACGACCTTGCCTTCGTACGTCGGGTGCATGACGATACCGTCGGCCGTCTCTGGCATCTTGTCGGCGTAGTCTGCATACCATCCGTGGAGAGGCAGGTGCTCGATCTCGAAGGGGAGCTTGTCCATGGCAATGCCGACGTAGTCGAGGCGTGAGCGCATCCACTGCAGCCGGTCCGGTCCAACCCCGACGAGCACGACACGCTTGAGAGCGTGCGGCGTGGTGAACTGAGACAGCCCGTAGAGCACACCGGTCGCTGTGTTGCCGGAGCCGAACGGGATCACGAGAGTCTCGATCTCCTCGGGGAGGTTACACACCTGCGCTCCACCAACCTCGAGGAAGGCCTCAACCTCGTCTGCAGGAGCGTCGGCCGGTGTGGTGATCCCGTAGGGGAGCTGCCAAGCTCCGAGCTCCTTAGAGAGGAGATTCCCCTTCTGCTGGATGACAGGGTTGTAAGCTACCTTGCTGTCCAGGTTCATGCTGGCCCCAGCCTCGAGAGCGATCGCCACTGAGACGTGCTTGGGTGCAGTCGTCTCCTTGGTTGCGCCGAGCACCAGAGTGCAGTCGATGCCGAACTCCTCGGCCAGGACCCCGGCCATAGCTGCCTGAGGCGAGAGGACGGAGGAGGCCGACACGACCGCAGTCGCACCTTCGTCGACTGCCTTCTGGAACAGGTGACGGCATGCACGGAACTTGGCTCCGTTCACCCCGTACTTGTCGTTGCGGTACAGGTCCTCCCGCTTGTAGTACCTGCCATTGCGCAGCTCTACCGGGGTCATCTCGTTGTGGCCTACCACTTGGGGTCCTTTCGTGTGCCGTAGACTCCGAAGTCCACGTTGTAATTGAAGCTGTTCTCCATGTCCGGGAAGTCCCGATTCATCATGATTACCTCGCCAGTCTCGAGGTAGTGGTTCTGCTTCACCGCAGTGAGGCCTGGATCGTTCGGCATGTGCTCGAGCCGGAGATGCTCGGGGAGGGTGTCGAACCGGATCTGCCACAGCAGGTCGAAGCGCTTGCCGAACCTTGCCTCTGCCTTCTTGATCCGGAGGTACGCCATGTCCGAGTAGACGTTCGGGTACCTCCGGTTCGGCTTGTGCCAGCTCTTGTACGTGCACAGTGCCGACTCCATCGTGAGACGGCCGACGTCAGGGTTGCTGGGGTTCCGCTCAATGGCCTCTCGCAGCAGGTCATCTGCGAAGGCCTCCAGCTCCTCCACGATGCCGAGCACCTTGGGAACTTCAGCCTCCCAGAAGGTGGCATCGTACCCAGCGACGACAGCGGTTCCGTTCCGGTGAGAGCGGCTCCCCGACACGTCGTTGAACATCCAGCTACCAGCGTCCGGCACGTCGTCTCCGAGGAGGATGCGAGCGTACTCCGTCATGGACCAGGCGGACAGGCGACCCATGTAGGGCTGGGAGTTGGCATACTTCCATGTGTCTTCCCAGCCCATGATGCCAGCCTTCTGCCAGCCGAGAGCCGGGTGAGGCCCGACCATCTCTGCCCACTTGGCGGTGGCCTCTCCGAACTTCGACTTCTGGTGCCGCCGATCAGTGTCGAAGTCCATCAGCTTGAAGTTGGTGTTCCAGAACTCGACTGCACACTCCCAGTCCTTATGGGTGGGAGCCGCGTCGAGCAGGAGCATCGACATCACAGGGTTCTGCGTGTTACCGTTGAGCCATGCCAGCCATGCACGCTGGTCCTCGTCCAGCTCATACGCCTCGGCAATGCCGGGGAGGAAGCTGTAGACGAGGCCAGGGTGCGACTGGTACTTCAGGTGGAAGGAGTAGAACCGCTGGAATGCCTCCCTGCGGTTCTCCGGGAGCCTCCAGTCGATCATACGTCGTAACCGTTGAACGGACGGACAGCATTGAGCTCCGCCACGGTGGCCTTGGCCTTCTCGAGCTGCTCCTGCTTCCACAGGCGAACCGCCAGAGGGTAGACCCAGGCAATGAGCTGTGCTACTGTCAGATTACGATCGTAGGTCTTGTCTGTCACTTCCTGCTCGAGGCGGTCGAAGACTTCGTGTACCTTAGCAATGAGATCGGCCTGAGAGGCGACAGACAGCGTCTTCTTGGCGAGACTCTCCAGTGCTTTGGTGACTTCGTCGGCGTGAATGTCCCCGTCGGTGATTCCCTTCCAGTCCAGGTGCTTCTGCTCGTCGAGCCACAGCTGATACTTGATGGCGTACATCAGCAGGTCGATGGCGGTGTCCGCAGCCGTGTCGCCGCCACCGGCGACTCCGAGGCGGTCGATCTTGCGGGCCATGTTTGCCATGATACCCAGCATCTCGCCACGCTTCTTCCAGCTGTTGCCATAGGCTGCGTGCTTCTCCCGGTGGAGCTTGTCGGCGAAGACCGTGAAGTCCTTCTGAGCGTTCTCCAGGGTGCGATCCCGAAGCTTGGTACCTTCGGTCTGGCGCTTCGGGGAAGCCTCGAGAGCAGCGTAGAGAGCTGTTCCAGAGTGCATACCAGCGAGTCCCTGGATGTCGTCGTGGTGCCAAGCGAGAAGGACCCGCAGCCAGCTACGGAACATCGGCTCCGGGAAGGTGTCGATCTGGTGCAGGAGAGCCGAGCTGATACCACCCTTGCGGATCTGACCCTCAACCTTGAACCATTCTCCCACGAGAGCATCAAACTGCCCCACCGTGCCACTGTACTGGAACTTGGGGCTTTCCGTGTGAGCCTGTTCGGGGCGACCTACCTGCTTGGCGAGAGCTGCAGCGCGGTCCCACTTGTGGTCATACAAGTGGAGGCTCGAGATACTGAAGGTGAGCGAGCCACGCTCCAACCCGGACAGCGCTGCAACGACCTCCGTGAGGATGGTCCACTCGAAGGCATTGATGCCGCTCCAGCCCCAGAACAGGTCGTTGCTGCGAATAGCGACGTGAGCGTGCAGGACTCCTTCGCGGGGGAGGAAGTGGACCCAGTTGTTGCAGGGGATGTCCTTGCCTGGTTCCGTGTCGATCGAGGGATCGTAGATCTGGAAGACCGCCCGACGAGTCTCCGGGTCTGCCTTCAGAAGCTCAACGACGTGCTTGAGCTGGTCAATCCCCTCAAAGGTACCGCCGAAGCTGCGCAGCCGAGGACCGTACCCTCCCCGCCAGTGCTTGCCATCGTCGGAGAACTGAGCTGCTCGGGGGAGGTAGTGGGACAACCACTCGATGTCGTTTCGACCGGCGAGGATCCACATGACCTCGGCGATCTGTGCCGGCAGGGATACCTTCCGACCGGGGACAGTGATGTATGGGTTGTCCGGATTGGCGAGGCTGAACTGTGTCATGATGACTTCTTTGGTGAGACCGTTGCGGCTCTCAACCGGGTCGCCGTTCTCCAGTACGCTCTTGCAGAGGTAGGGGAGTGCGTGGTTGGCATCGTAGTATTCGTTCATCGTGGTCTGGTTCCTATCGAGTTATGCCCAGTGGGCGGGTGTGCGTGGTGCTGGCTGTGCCCCCGGGTGAGCGGGGACGTAGGGCTTGAGCTCGGTCTTACCCTGTTCTACAAATCTAATGTACTTACTGAATTCACACATTGTATTCTGGACATCCATAATACTAGGTGGTCTCTCCGAAGATCCCAAATTCAGCATCGGGCACCCTTCGGTCTGCAGCAGTTCGGCCTGGGCGAACCAGAGGAAATCCTTCTGCTGTGGCGTGACGACGAGCTTGGAGACTCCCCGGCGAGCACCGGGTCCTGGTACGACAAACTCGTTCTCCAGGTCCTCGTCGACGAAGCGTGTGTATCCCCAGTCGGTCAGGATCTGCATCGACATGAAGTCTGCCACACCCTTGGTCCTGCGGAGGACTTCGAACCGCTCCTTCTGCGTCGTTGCCGCCATGAAGTCGGGCACGATGTCCTCCGGGGAGGAAGGGTCGAACAGCCGCTGGGTCAGCCGGATGATCGACTCGAGCTTGTCGGTCCCTGCCGTAGACGACTGCGGGTAGACGAGGTACGCTCCGGTGAAGACGGCCTTGCCCTCCGCACGGTACTTCTTCCAGATGTTCAGAGTGTCCTGCAGCTCTCCCACCTGAGGATACCCTCCCAGGTACAGAGCGATATTCTGCCAGGCCTCCACTCGGCCGGTATGCCGATAGAGAAAGAGACGCATGAGCACATCCCGGTCCGGGATACCAGCTTCATCCAGATCGAAGATGAACTGGCTGCCTGGGTCCAGCACTCGGAAGACATTGGTGAACTTCCTGCTGGCGAGGATGGGGTCCTCCGACCAGGGTCCCGGTACACCCTCCTGCCGCTGCTCCCAGATGCGATGCCGCCCCACGACGAAGTCGAGGTAGAGCTGGAAGTTCTGCCGATCGAACAGATTCACGAGATCACCAACGCAGGGAGAGGGGAGACGTACTTGTGGAACTCGCCGTGAGCCGCTCCGGTGTCCTGCGGTACAAATGCCATCACTGTGGACCAGCGCGTGTAGTTGGCCTGGAGCATGACGTACCCATAGCGGTCCTCGAGCAGCCGAGAGAAGCGCTCGAGATACTCCTCGTATGACTCGCAGCACCCTTCCCCGAGGAGAGGCTCGTAGGACCGTTTCTGCAGGTGCAGGTACCGGGCTGCAATGTCGGTGATCGTCACTGCGTTCGGGTGCATACCGAACACCGTGTCGAGGAGCTTGCCCCTCGGCTGGTCCTGCTGTGCCTTGAACACCGTCAGGTCTCCGAAGTCCAGGATGGCAATGTCGGCCATCCACGGTGTCTCAGAATCATATGCGTCTGCTTGCCAGACCCGCACGTTACCGGGGAGGACCCGCTGCAGGTGCTCTACTGCAGCCGCTGAGTAATCGGTGACCGCATGGTCGGTCGGCTGGAAGAGCTCCTGCGCGAACAGAGCGTGAGCACCCATGCCACCGAAGTACTCCTTCACCGACGTGATGTTGCCGAGAAGGATCTCCTCCTCGTAGAAGCTGGCGATCGCTCCGAACGTCTTGTAGCTGCACGCCAGGTGGTCTCCGGCGTGCTTGGGGGACCGGAGGACCCAGTCGAGGAACCAGGTCTCGTCGGTGTCCTGCGGCTCTACGAGTCCCATCTCGAACTCGTTCAGGATTGTTGCCTTCATGCTGGTTAGTCCTTCCTGTAGCGGGGTGCGGTGAAGCCCTCGGCTGAGAGCGGGAGACCCTCAGCCCAGGTTGGCTGCTCCACCATGATCTTGGTAATCTCGTCCAGGCTGCTGAGGCCCTCTACGAGGATCTCATCGTGTACGTGGCCTACGACGGTATGGCCACGGTCCACGAGCCGTACGAGAGCCTCCGAGAGGATGTCTCGAGCGACTGCCTGGGTAACGTTCTCAGTGAGCTTTCCACCGTAGGTCTGGGTCTTGGCTGGATACCAAGCCGGGTCAGTGTAGACGATGACCTGCTTGCGGCCGTACTTCGTGTCCACCCACTTACCTGCGACGTTGTGGTATGTGATCGCTCGGCCCGAGGGGAGGACGATGCGGCGGTCCTTCTCGTCTCGCTCGACGTAGATGCGGTCGCCGACGGAGCGGTCGCCCTTGCGGAATGCCGCATCCATCTCCGCCCAGAATCCGACGATGTACTCGTTGGCATCGCGCCACTGGTACACGAGACGCTGCAGCCTCTTGTCGTCGCCCTCTGCGCCCATGTGCCGAAGCGACATGATGCCACCGTTGTAGCCGAGTGCCAGGGTAGCAACCTTGCCATCCTTGCGGGTCATTCCCTTGCCCATACGAGTGGCGGTCTCGACGTAGATGTCTCGGCCGTCCCGGAAGGCCTGGAGTGCCCACTCCTCCCCAGCGAGCCATGCCAGCACTCGAGCCTCGATGGCTGAGTAGTCCACCACGGTGAAGGGGCCAAGGAACATCGCCCGCACCAGAGCCTTCAGGGTGTGAGCATCGACCTCGCTCCCCATGTGCAGGTCCAGTACGGCTGCAGCAATCGCAGTATCGACGTGCTCCTCCCCCTGGGGCTTGATGGTGGCCGACGGGAGGTTCTGGAGCTGGACCCCGCGACCCGCCCATCGGCCTGTGTGAGCCCCGAAGAAGTGGAACGCTCCCCGCAGTCGGTCGTCCTCGTTTACGCGATCGAGAGCTGCAGTGTACTTCTTCATCGCGACCAGAGCCAGCTCCTGCCGAAGCTCCAGCACACGGCGAGCGTCATCCGGGAGGTCCCCGGCCAGCAGCTCCTCCACGGTCTCTGCCTTCAGGTTCGGAAACACCAGACCCTGCTCCCGCAGCCATCCCTGCATCTGGGGACCAGAGTTGGGGTTCTCGATGCCAGCAATCTGCTGGATCTCGGCGACCTGTTTTGCAGCATTGGCGTCTGCGGTTGCGATGGCAATGCGAGCCATCTCCACATCGACCAAGATGCCGTTGTCGTTGATCTTCTGGTCTGCGATGTATGCCTGGCGCTCAGCTTCATTGGGCCAACCAGGCAGCCGCTTGTGTACGTCCCGCAGAGTCACGACATCCTGGATGCCGTAGTCAATGAACTGCTGCCACTTCTCCGGGTGGTCTTCCGGCTTGTTGAACTCGCCCTTGCGGTTCGGCTTCGTCCAGAAGGTGATCAGGGCTGTACCCTTCTCATCCTTCTGCTCCCCGGCGAGTGCATGAGCGAGCTTCTCCAGCTTCTGCGGGTATCCGTGCTCCCCGGCGAGTGCCTGGGTACAGGTCCACTCTGCCGGGTCGAGCATCCCGATGGCAGCAGGGTGGCCCATGAAGTAGCTGAAGTTGATCCGCTCGAAGGCTGCGTTGTGCGCAATCTTCTCAGTGGTGGGATCCCACAGTTCGGGGATCGCAAGGATCTCCTCCGTGGTGAAGGCTACGCTGACTGGGCCGTCGTCGATTGCCCAGATTGCCATCAGGATCTTCCAGTCGGGATCCTCACAGTAGCGGTATGCGTTGGATTTCTTCAGGTTCACGCGGGACCTGGTTTCAATATCGATGTAGAGCGTCATGTGCGCAGTGTCTCCAGGGTAGAACCAGAGCCTCCACCCGGCTGCTGGAACCAGTTAGCAGTGGGTGGAGGCCCTGGAGTTCAAGTCTAGCGTATGGGCCTGACTTTAGATGAGGTCGTCGTCATCCATGTCGTTGTCGGACTCGAAGCCCTCGACGACATCGAAGTCGTCCTCCGCACGGGAGAAGGAGCCGAACGGTTCCCCGTCCTCCAGCTTCTGCACGTGGTTGAGGCCGAAGGAGACACCCTTGGAGCCGGAGACGTTGAAGGCGTAGGCATTCAGGGAGACGCGAGCGTAGCAGCCCGAGTAGACCTCGGTCTGATCGATCACGGCATTGAGGGCCTGGTCTACCACACCGGGCTTGGTCTTGTTGGAGACCGTCATGTAGTAGTGGCCTTCGTACTCCGGGTTCTTGTCGAGGTCAGCCTCTTCGTCGCCGTCGTGCAGGGTGTTCTTCCAGTTCTTCGGGATGGAACCGTTGAACTTGGAAGCCTTGCCCAACTCGAGGGCTGCCTGCTGCGCTGCCTTGATCTTCTTGATCGTGCGGGTGTCGCTCTTCGGGATGAGGATGACGACGGAGTACTTCGGGTCCTGGCCTTCGAACGAGCTGAACGGCTCGAACAGGTGGCAGTAGGAGAGACGTACCTTGTCCGTGACGACCTTGGTGGGAGCTGCAGTTGCTGTAGCCATGAGGGAAGACCTCTTTCGTTGTGTTGTTTCGTTGTACCGTAGAACGGTTCTAATTTTACTGGGTTGTAAGTGGTGCTGGGTAACTCTACGAGCGATGGACAATACGTTGGCCACCGGGGATCAGGTCGTGAGTGAGGAGCGTGTGCGTCTCAGTCTCTTCCTGAACCTGCCAGCCGACGGCAACCATCTTCTGGACGACCTCGTCGTGGGTCCCCGGGTGAGTGGTGGCGAACTTGGTGACTTCGATCACGGTGGTGCTCATGCTGCATCCTCCTCTGCGAACTCAGCCGCAGCGTCCTTTGCCGGGGAGATTGCCTCCCGCTTGTCACTCTCGTCGACCAGAGCCTCGCGACCCTTAGTCTTGCCGATGAACGGATCGAGGATCTTGGCGAACTCCTTCTTGCCCATGAGCTTCTCGAGTTCACCGATGCCCTTGATCTGGACCGGCTTGGCTACGTCCTCAACCTTCCACCCTGCGTCAATCAGGGTCTGGATCGCTGCAGCCGGGTCTTCAATGCGACGCTGTCCGCCGGACCAGACGACCTTCAGCCCGGGGAGCTGCTTGCCTTGAGCGTAGGCTGCCTCCAGCGCAGCCTTCTCAATGTCGTTGCACCAGGCTCGGATCTCTCCCAAACGGCGGAAGGCTTTGGCAAGCTCGTCCAGCGACAGGGTCTCCGGCTTGGCGGGGGTGAGAGGCTCGTCGACGAAGACATCTCCGAAGTCCTCAGCGACTGCCTTCTCGATCCTCGCCCTGCAGAAACCTGCAGCAGGGCACCAGCGGCAAGCCTTCTCCGAGGGACCGAACTTGGCCTTCGGATTGTGGAGCGCTTCCGCTGCGGCCGGTTCAGCCACACCCTCGCTCCAGGCGATGAGCTCGTCGGGGTGCATCTCCTCGCTGCTCGGCTCGTCGTAGGCTCGAGGCTGGAAGATAGTCATCACGATCAGGTTGAGGTTGCCGAGGATGTTGAAGGTCCTCAGTGCTCCCAGACCGTAGATGCGGAGCTGGCTGTTGTCTCCGGCATACACCGGAACACCTGCCCCGTACTTCAGGTCGATGATCTCGATGTGCTCCGGGGAGATGATGACAACGTCGGAGGTTCCCCAGCACTTCTCAATGCCGGAGTCCATCCGCTGCTCGAGCATGAGCTGGCTGTTGGGGAAACGCTTGAGTCGTTCACCGATCAACTTGACGAAGGAGCGGACGTGCTCCTGCATCTCCTCGAGGGTGCCTTCCTCGTAGTTCTCTGCTTCAAACTCTTTGGTCCACTGCTTCTTTGCGAGCAGGTACTGCCGACGGTCAGTCAGACCGAAGGCGTGCGCGGCTTCCAGTTCTCCCAGTGCGTGAGCGAGGGTACCTTCCCGAGCGTAGCTCGAGTCCTCGTCATCGGTCAGGAGGCCCTGCTCCCGCAGTGACTCGTCCATCCGGATGGCTGCGGGGCAGCTAATCCATCTGGCCGAGTCACTGGGAGAGAGCTTGGCGTGCTCAGAGGGCATTGGTTCTAGACCTCGACGTTTGCCATGAAGGTCTGGATGTCATCGCCCTTGAGCTCGGAGACCTTCTTGGCGGAGGTCGGGGCGAGGGCTGCCTTGACGAGAGCGAGCTTGCCCTCCTTGATCAGCCCGGTCGCCTTGGAGACGGCGTCCTCCAGCGTGTAGGTGGTTTCGTCACTGGAATCCCCCACAACGTCCTCAGCGGCCTCTTCGGCAGCTTCCTCTTCCGCTTCGACGGGTTCCTGGACCGGCTCAGGCTTCGGCTTGGCCGGTGCGGGCTTGGTTACTGCGGGCTTGGCAGGTTCCTTCACCGGCTCAGTCTTGGCCGGTGGAGTTGCCTTGGCCGGTTCACGGACAACCGCTGTGGTCTTGCCCTCGGCGGGGACGACCGCTGCTGTGCCGTTGGACGGGTGAGCCTGGAGTGCGGAAATGATGCGGCGGTCTGCTTCGGTGTAACCGTCGGTGTCGGTGATGGTGATAACGATCGTGGTAGACATGCTGGTTCCTCTTTCGATGTTGTGTAACGTGGTTTACAGGTGGCCGGTGTGGCCGACCCCTAAAGCCTACCGGACCCGGAATGGTGCCCGGTAGGAGTTCTAGAGCTCTCTTAGAGAGGGTACAGTTCGCGGCAACGATCGTAGTTGCCGGAGTCCATTGCTGCACGGTACTCGGCAACCTGCTCGTCCCAGTCGCGCTTGGCGTCGTCCTGGTCCGTGTAGACAGCGACCTTGCTGGTGTCCTGGAGGGTGATCGTGGTGTCGGCGAGCAGCGTGCGGACCTCGATGTTCCAACCTGCTGGCTGCCGGTACCATCCCACGACGTAGGTGTCGCGACCGGTGAACTTGGCCGGGATGCCCTCGCCGTAGAAGCGAACGACGCTGAAGGGCTTGAGGGTGCCGTCCTGAAGGTGGCGAGCGAAGGGCTTCCCCATCGTGATGTTTCCGGTTGCCTTTGCCATGGTGTCCTGCTTTCGTTGTGTCGTGGTGGAGTGGTGCTGAAAAGAACTATACTCTGGATCCGGTATAAAACCTAATCCTATACCAGGTCCTGGGTTTCGACCACCACTGCGGGCCTCGGATTCAGCTCTGCCATGGAAGCATCGTTGACGTTGATACGAGCGTCCGAGAGGAGCCTCCAGCGACCGTTCGCATTACGCATCCAGGGGTGACGCTCCGGTCCCTTGCCCGGGACTTCGGCTGTGACCATCTCTGCCAGCTTCCATGCTGGTACCTCTTCAGGCATGTGGATGAGTCGACGGACCCTCTCGGCGATGCCCTGGCTGCCGTATGCAGCATCTGCCTTCTCCCGATTCGGGAGCTTGCTGGGGGTGCTGATGGTGTACCGGGCACGAGACTCGCTCCCGTCCCAAGTGCGGCTGGTGACTCGGGCGATGTACCAGTCCCCCATGTTGCGCTCCTGCGCCTCTGCATGGGTGATGGGTTCAGCATTCTCCCACCAGTCGTCGGGGGTGCCAGTGAAGGTTGGTTGCGTGGTCACGGAGTCACCCCTGCGGCTTTGCAGACGGCCTCGAGAACCTCGTAGGCAGGACGGACCTTGGGTGCCGGGAACAGGCCCCACTCCTTTGCGCATTCTGCGATGTCGTCCATCGTGATGCCGCCTCCGGTGGAGTCGGAGTCCCACCGCTTCTTGAATTCTGCTTTTGTCAGTGCCATGGTCGTGCCTTTCGTGGTGTCGTTGTGGGGGATGCCGGTCCCCCTAGCTGGGGTTGGGAACCGACATCCCGTCTTGAGGTCTAGAAGAACTTGCGGCCGGAGGCTACACCCTGCAGGGTCTGCCACGCTTCGTGCTGACGGAGCTTGAGCTCCACGTCCATCACACTGGTGCTGTTCGGCCGGTACCACTCCATGTAGCTCTCGGTTGCCATGTTGAGAACGTATGCCTGCAGCTTCTGGAACTCTTCCCAGTTGGTGATGGCCAGGATGCGACGGGTCTCCTCGGAGGTCTCGCAGAACTCCTTGAGCTTCCGGTTGTAGGTGTTCAGCCGCTGCAGAACCTCCACCCGGGAGTTGGCCGTGCACAGGTCCTCGAGGTCGAAGCTGGACAAGAAGTCGTTCTCGGCAACCTTTGCCCTGGCTGTCGTGAGGTCAGCGAGCCAGTCGCGCTGCAGTCGATTGATGCGCTCTGCAGTGTGGACGGCCTCGACCTGTTCGTTGGTGAATTCTGACCGGGGGATGGAGGTGTTCGTAGTCATCGTGGTGTTCGCTTTCTCGTTGTGGGGTTTACTTGGAGCGGTCGGCTGCGGCAAGGATTGCCCCGGCCAGCTTGGCTGCGTCTTCGACGTTGAACTCGACGGCAACGGTCATGCTGCCGGAGTCGATCTGGATGATGGGCTTCTCGGTGCCGGGGAGTGCGGGCCAGACGCTCAGCTCGTCACCGTCTTCGTCGGCGGAAGTGAATGTTGGTCGGATGGTCATTGCTGGTTCCTTTCGTGGTGTGGAGTGTAGGAGGGGGACCGTGATCCCCCTCCTCAAAGCTACTTGGCGAACCGGCGAAGCTTGCTTAGTGCATTCTTGTAGCTGCGGTGGTCGCTCGGGGTTCCGCTCGTCGTAACGATGACCCCGGTCTCCGTGTGCTTGAACCTCGGGTGCTGGTTCTTGGTGTCTTTGATTCGCTCGTAACCGAGTTCCTCTGCTGCCTTGACCAGTTTGTCGAGTTCCTTGTTTGCCATATGCTCGCTCCGTTGTGTCGTGGTGTTCGTTGTAAGTCTAGCCCTTGTTTGGCTGACAGTAAGAACTATACCCTAGATCTCGTATAGAACCTAATCCCTGGATTCGCGAGGGTCAGGCAGCCCTGCCATGCGGCTGTAGGCTACCAGGAATCCCAGTGCCCCGGACCGCAGCTCATGGTGTACGGCGAAGGCCTCGTTCAGGGCCTCCTCGTCTCCGGCTCGGGCTGCAGCGGTAATGTGCAGCTCAGCCTCCCGGACGACCTCGAAGGAGGCCTGGACCATTGCCAGTGTGGCTGTCTCCAGCGACGGCTTCCCCACTGGGCGCTGTACCGGACGGGGAGCTGTCTTGCGTGTCTTTGATTTCGGCATGTCGTTGTCCTTGGGTGATGCTGCGGGGCCAGTGGTGACCCCGCAGCGGGTGGGAATTAGATGAGGTCTGAGCCCTCGAGGGAGGAGATGCGACGGAACACGAGCTGCGGTCCGTAGCCGTGAAGCCGGTGGCGTCCCGGCATCTGCGTCCAGCCCGGGAGAGCCTTCAGCACGTTGGTGATCTCCAGAAGCTCCATGCGCTTCTGGTCGCCCATCCTGCGGCCGAGTGCCTCAATGTAGACCTGCAGCGAGCAGACCTCGTCGATGTCCTCGGTACCTTCGGCAGCGAAACCGTCGGCACGGTTCTGGAGCCACATCTGACGCTCGGAGGGAGACATGTCGTTCCAGTTCTCCGGCACCTTCGTGTCCAGGTACTCTGTGATGACACCGGCGAGGGCATCTTCCTCGGTGAACTGTTCCCGCTCCTCGGCGGCGAGATCGCTCTCGTCGTCCGACAGGAACAACAGTTCCCCATTGCGGAACAGGTGCACAGCCTCCGCCCAGACCTGGTCAATGTACTCGTCCGTGAGCAGGGAGAAGTCTACCTTGTCCTCGCACTTGACGATGTGGAAGCGACGGTTACCCTCCTGCCGACGGAGGAAGACCTCATCGTTGGTCGTACTCCAGATGACACAGTGGCGAGGGTGGATGCTCGCTTCACGCTCATACGGCATACGGAAGATGTCGTGGGTCTTGGTCAGGAACTCCTTCTGCGCATCGAAGTCTGCCTTGCGCAGGGAGTGCCCTTCGTCAGCGGTCATGATCCAAGAACGCTGCATCACGATGAGCGTGTCCTTGTCGTTGAGCCGCCCCAGGCTCGAACTGTACCCCTTGCTCATCTTGTCGATCCAGTAGGACTTGCCCAGGCCCTCCGACCCGAACAGGACGAGCGTGTGGTCCCACTTGATCCCCGGCTCCAGCATACGAGCGGCTGCGGCCACCAGCGCCTTACGAGCGGCCAGACGGGTGAACTCCGTCGGGCGTACACCGGGGAGTGCGGTCTCAATGCGGGACTTCCCGTCCCACCGGAGGGACTCCAGGTAATCCCGAACAGGGTTGCGCACACGGTGACGTGCCCGGTCGTTGACCACATCGTCCATGTAGGCCCTCGGGGGTCGGATGCTGTAGGTGCGCTCGATGTACAGAGCGAGGCTCGACCGGTCTCCCGAGTTGAAGGCCTCCTTGCCCTTCTCCACCTTGCGCCACGGCAGGTCCCTGTCCGTCTCCAAGGCGAGGGACATCTCGTTGTAGAACAGGCCACTGAACACCGGGTCGTTCGCCCCGATCAGGTCCCAGTTGACGATGTTGTCGATGGGTTCGCCGGTCCGGGGGTGACGCTGCAACCCAAGCTGCCAGCTATCCTGTGTGATGGCGTCGGCCGTAGCCTCCATGTCATCGGCAAAGTCGTTACCGACGAGTTCCTTGAGCACGTTGACGTCTGTCGTCGCCATCTCCTGCATGGCAATGGTGGACGGGAGCTTGTTGATAGGTGTACCGGGCTTGCTGTTCTCGTCCAGGTCACCGAACAGGTGCAGCCTCGCCATGTCGAACGCTGAGCAGGTCTGACCATAGGCAGGGTCGTTGGCGTGGTGGCTGAAGTACAGTCCCGGTGCCACCTCTCCCATACCTGCAGCCGCTGCTGCTCCAGCCAGGTGCCATCGTCCGACCCCGGCTTCCTCGTACGGCAGGTCATACACCTGGATCAGTTCCTGCAGGTTCTCGTAGGCACGGTTGAAGGCACCCACGGTCCCCTCAATGGCGAACGGGTCCCGCTTAGAGCGGCTCGGCTTCGGCAGGGGAACCGACGAGAGATCCTCCTCGAAGTCCTGGAGAAGCTGCTCCACGTCTGCAAGGCCCGATTCGTTCACATCGTACCAGAACGCTCCTCGTTTGGCCTCTGAGGGGCGGAACATGTAGCGCTCCGGCTGGACGCTCCCGGGGTCGAAGTTCTCCACACCGATACCCTGCATGATGGAAGCTGCAGCAACGTGGTACTCGTCCGGCGTGACAGTACGGTCGAGCGGGACGATGAGCCGGTAGCGAGGCTCCTCGGGCGTCGACGAGTACGTCGTGTGGATGATGTAGGAAATGCCACCCAGCTCCTGCCTGACCTTCTGCAGGAAGTCTTCCTTGGCGTGGTCCACGTCCAGAGTGAGGGCACCGCGAAGCTCAATTGCCATCTTCGTGCGGTGAAGGTTGGTGCACGGAGGCAGTGGATCCTGCCCCGGCTTGGCGGGGTGCGTGACTGTGGTCTTGAGGAACCTCCCCAAGACGTAGTTGCCACACGCCTTCGTGTTCGCTGGCTGCTGCATCCACTCCTTCAGTTCACCCCAAGTGACCTGCCCAGAGCTCCAGTGTCGCGAGTCCCTCTTTGGTGCCGTTGTGACGTCGAAAATGTGTTCCCCAGAGATCATGCTGTCTTCCTCCCCCGAGAGGCGAGTGCGCCTCCAGTTTCACTGTTGCATGTACCGCATGCTGGACGGATGTTGTTGCGTCTGTAAGTTCCACCCAAGACTCCCGGCACGATCCTATCTACTGTAAGGGGTGCCACCGGTGTCAGCTTGAACTCCTTTTGGACCAGGTAGTATTTGCCGTCCGGGATCAAGATGTTTACGGTGACCCCTGCCGGAATGTCATCCGGGTTGAACAAGAGAATGCCACACCTGTAGCATCGGCAGAAGCCGGGGACGTTGGCTGCGTAGCAGAGCACAATCCAAGCACGACGTGAGCGGCGGGAGTGGGAGCTCCCGCGCTCGTTTCGGTTGGAGGTGCCTCTGCGTGTAGTTGCCCCGCTCAAAGCGGGGACTCCAGGTGTCCCATGAGTGCGGACTGGATGCTTTCCTTGCCTTCGAGCACGGCCAGCTTCTTGTAGTCGATCGTCTTGGGGGACAGCAGGTGGTGGATGACCACAGGATTCTTCTGCCCCTGACGTGCCAGCCGCTTGTTCATCTGCTGATACTGCTCCAGTGACCAAGGCAGGGAAGCCCAGACCATCGTGTGCCCACCGAACTGCAGGTTGAGACCGTGGCCGACGCTATCGGGGTGAGCCAGCAGCACCGGGAACTCTCCGTTGTTCCACCGCTTCTGCAGGTCTGGCTCGTCGATGCCGTGAGCCATCTCGCCCAGTCCCTCCTTGAGCATTTCGAACTCGGCCTGATACTGGTAGCCTACCAACACTGGGGAGCCTGTGCCGTCCACGATCTCCCGCAGAGCGTTCACCTTCTCCTTGTGGATGACCTTGTACTCGTGGTCGCGGAACTCCGCGTCGTCGACGTACATGAACCCAGCGCTGATCTGCGACAGCTTGTTGCTCAGCACTGCGGCATTCACCGCCGAGTGGATCTCCCCGCCGATGATCTCCATATCCACTACCAGATCGTCTTTCATCTGCTTGTAGAAGCGACGGGTCTGCGGGTTGAGAGGAACCTCGATGTTGTTGAAGGTGATCTCGGGGAGGTCGATCCTGCCGTCCGTCGACATTGCGAGACATGTACGCTCCAGCAGTGCATGTATACGCTTGTCGGCTCCGGGTCGGAGGTTGTACTCGATGATGGTCCCGTTCTTCAGCTGACGACCGGGGGAGAAGTAGCGCTCCCGGTATCCGCCGAGCGTGGTTCCCAGAGCCTCTCCGCCGTCCAGGAGGTACAACTGAGCCCAGAGGTCCAGGAGGCCGTTAGGGCTTGGGGTCCCGGTGAGGCCCCAGACCTGCTCCATGGCGGGACCGCAGAGCTTCTTAGCTGCCTTCCAGCGGAGGGAGCTACGGGTCTTGAACCCACTCAGCTCGTCAATGATGTGCGTCTTGAACTTGGATGCGTAGGGTACAGCATCGGCGAGATTATCGCGCCCAATCACGATAATATCTGCGTCCGATTCCAGAGCTGCTTTGCGCTGAGCCGGTGTACCGGCCGCAACGCGGACCCGGAGATCAGGACGCCACTTGGGTCCCTCCTCGGGCCATACGTTCTCCGCGACGCGCTTAGGAGCGTTCACGAGGACGGGAAGGTGTTCGGGTTGAAGCGCACGAAGGCAGATTGCTGTCTTACCCAGACCCATGTCCAGGAAGAGACCTGCTCGCTTGCGGTGGCGGATGTATTCTACAGCTTCCTGCTGGTAGCTGTGCAGTGTGAGCGCGGTCATACTCGCGCTCCCGGTGAGGTGTACAATCTGGTTCCTTACTTGTTCAGTTGTGCCATTCTGTCGGCCCAGTCCATCAGTTCGGCTTCCCCGGAGATCGTGACTACATGATAGCCACAACGTAACGCTTTGGCATGCCAGACCCGCTGAGCCGGGGAGAGCTCACCGGAGTCCGTTTTCAATTCTACTACATGGATAATGCCTGGAGGCAAGATTACCAGACGGTCGGGTGCGCCCTTCTCGAACGGCACGATCTTCATCGTGCGTCCCCGGAGTCTGCCCATGACCACTCGGCGGAACTTGTCTTCTAATGCTGACTCCAGCTTATTGGCTACGGCACGCTTGGCCTCCTCTGTACTCATAGCTACAACCCTAGTCGGCCTACACCCACTACGTTCGTGTATACGAGAGCTCTCGTACTTAGGAATCGTAGCTTATATAAGTGAAGTTATTTGAGTTTTAGAAACTTCCTTTCTAAAACTGTATGAGATTAGAGGTACGGAGAGGTACGCCCTCTAGATCTAGAGGAAGTTAGAGGTACGGGCTAGAGGTACGGGTGAGGTACGCCTGAGGTACCTAACTACGCTATGTAGTGGAGGCCAAATAACGGTGCCCGTACCTCTAAACTGGTGTTCGGTACCTCAGGCGTACCTCTAGAGCGTACCTCTGGAAACCTCTAGAATTAGAGGAAGTACCTCTCCGTACCTCTCCTCTGAATATAACACATGAGTAATCCCGGTAACGCGGTAACAAATAACGGCAATACCGTTATTTGGTCGACCCAAATTACGCTGGTGCTCGGTGATACTGGTGAAGGTTGCCAGCCAGGGTGTCGCGTGTTGCTCACGGTGAGCGTTCGGATGCCGATTAGCGCTGTATTCTGCCAAACGTAGTATGCTGAAGCAGACGATCACGACCTCATATCACCCTTCCCCAATCTCAAAGGAACCTCATGGCACATAAGCTCCCACCTGACCACCTCCGTTGCAAAGGCACCAGCAAGTCCTCCGGTGAGAGGTGCCCCATGTGGGCAATAAAGGGAGGCACCGTCTGCTATCACCACGGCGGAGCTGCCCCCCAGACGAAGGCAGCCGCCGCTCAGCGCATTGCCACCCGGAAGATTGAGCAGGACGTAGAGGCCGTCCTCGCTCATGAAGGTATCGAAGGTGTCACCGACCCGCTGCAGGAGCTCTCCAAGCTGGCGAGCAGCTCCCAGGCCCTTATGAATGCACTAGGGGCGAGGGTCAATTCACTCGATGAGCTGGAGCACTTCGATGCCAAGAACTCTCCAGCCATCAAGGCGGAGGTCCAGATGTACGAGCGTGCGATGGACCGCACTGCCCGACTGCTGAGCGACCTCGTCCGACACGGCTTCACCGAGAGGCAGATCAAGATTGAGGAGTCCGAAGCAATGCTCGTTGCAGGTGTCCTTCGTCGTGTGATCGCAGCAATGGGTCTCTCCGCCGAGCAGCAGAAGACTGCACAGGTGTTGCTGGCTGCAGAGTTCCGAGCACTGAGCCCTCGTGCTGTCCCTGCAGCAGGTTAGTACTGGAGCTCTCGTAGAAGCTTGGCCAGCTCTCGTCGTGTAGTAGCGTTGAGGCTACGGAAGGGGCCACTCACTGGGACTCCAAGGTGATGCAGACGAGCTCTTCGGACTGGCCCCTTCCACCCTACACACCTACCACAGAGGACACCGCCATGCCCAGAGCCAACCTGAAGACCATCCAAGCCAAGCTTGCCGAGCGCTACACTGGCACTCCCAACGAGAAGGCAACCCAGGAAGAGACATACCTGATCCCTTCCATCGTACAGAACGTGGGAGACCTGATCGGTACTGCAGTGAAGTTGCTGGACGAGGGGGAGACCTTCGACCACTACAATGCTGCATACGGTGAGGAGTACGCCTCGTTGGCAGAGGGCACTGCTCTCCTCCTGTCCCACTATGGCATTGAGAAGGTGGAGAAGGAGTACTACGATGCACTCCGGTACAGCAAGACGACACCGGGGCACGTCGCCCTCCTCTCCCGCGTAGACCGGCTGCACCGAGCCTGGGCAACAGAGGAACCTGAGCACGCTCGCACCGAAGCCATGCGACTCTGGGCAACGCTGGAGGATCGTTGCGAGGCTCTGGTAGGCAAGCCCTTTGAAAAGTTGATCCGATGAACGTCAGGGAAGCACGTGAGGAAGCACACCAGGCGGTGAAGGCATTCGACCTGAACCCCTGTGAGGACACAGCTACTCACGCAATCATCACCCTCACCGTATACCGAGCACTCCTGAGGACACAGTAACATGGCAAAGCACTACGTCACAGAAGCAGGAACAGCCTTCCGCACGGACCCCGGTACACGTGGTCGACCCATCACCCCGGAACGGCTGCAGATCATTCAGGACTGCATGGCTGACGGATGGCCTATTCAGGAGGTCATCCGCACCCATGGCATCGGGTACCACACGATCATGCGATACGTGCCTACCTATCCGAAGGTCACCAAGGAGGAGCAGGGTGAGCTGGGGCAGATGGCTCGCCAGTTCAACGCTCTGATGCGGAAGCTGGGGTTGAACCGATGACGCTGACGAATGCACAGGCAGCACTGATCGCCATCTGCACTCTCAACGCAACCCGACACGGAGCTGACGGACCATACCTCGCTGCAGCGACCAAGGAGTTCAAGGAGATGCTTGACGTCTTGGACGAGCAGGACCGGGAAGCGCGCAAGGCGAAGGATGCTGAGATCTTGGAGGCGACCTACGGTATCAAGCCAACAGTAGACCTGACTGGGAACCTGCAGCACTTCCTCACAGACGAGCATACAGAGCGACCCCGGTGTGCCTGTGGGTACGCTCCTGAGTGCGACACGTCAGACAGCAGCCAGCGACAGGCTCGGTACCTCATCCGCAATCACGTTGAACGTGAGACAGGCAAGCGCTGATGGACGACTATGCTGGCACACCAGTGTGGTACGAGGACCAGAAGCTGAAGGGCTTCCGTGCACACTTCCCCACTGCAGCAGAGGACTTTGCCGAGCCCTACTCCGAGGATCCAGACGACGCGGACCCCATGTCCTACATCTAGTACCATTGAACCTGCACCACCCACACAACACAACGAAGGAACCAGCACACATGGATCTGAGAACCTATCAGCTCAAGGCTCTTGCGACTGCAGACCCTGAGGCATTCGACCTCGAGTACCTTGCCCCCATGATCGTAGGAGAGACTGGTGAGCTCTTCGGCCAGAAGGCCAAGGCACACTGGCACAAGTGGCCAGCAGAGAAGCTGCGGGACCTCCAGGCGAAGGAGGCAGGAGACATCGCATGGGGACTGGCTACCCTGCTGCACGTCCACGGTGTCACCGAGATCAACGTGCCGAACCACAAGGGGCACATCCACTACCCTGACGGTCCTGACCTGGACCAGACGCTCATCAACCGAGCATCCGACATCCACCTGTTCACGCTGAACCCCAGCAACCACCGCTTCATCGCCGATGAGGCACAGCTGATGTGGAAGGCACTGGCCAAGTGGTGCTCCTCCAAGCATCATCTGGGTATGCCGTTTGATCAGGTGCTGCAGATGAATCTGGATAAGCTGGCCTCCCGCGCAGAACGTGGAGTCCTCAAGGGTGCAGGAGACAACCGATAATGGCACAGTCAATGCAGGAACGTCTGGACAGCTACCCAACAGGGGCACGTGTCAAGGATGCAGTGAAGGACATCTGGGAGAAGAAGCAGGATGGACGGTGGGGCTGCGTCAGCAAGGATGGTGCAATCGACATGACCACCGCAGAGCTTATCTTCGCATGGGCACCCATCAGCCGCAAGCTCCCCGAGCCGAAGATGTACTTCCTCCCCGGCAAGACAGACAACACCCCTCCCACCGTTGCCGAGCTGGAGGCCGCAACGGAGCTGACCGAAGTGACGGTGCTGGACACCGACTTCAGTTGGACAGGGGACAAGACAGGGATCCAAGGCGACCTGGAGAACATGACAGTAGAGCTCTCCCCGAGCAGCTTCGTCGCCCCGACCCAGTTGGAGATGGAGGAGCACGCAGCCAAGTTCGGGCTGTCGATGCAGGAGACGGCTGAGGCGTTCGAGATGCTGGGCAAGATCCTGGGGGAGAGCTATGCCAGCCCCAAGGAGGAGCTCAAGTTCCGCATCAACAGTTGGCTGCGAGACGAGGACCCTGGTCTCCCGGTGAACTGGCCAGGCATCGAACGAGCGATGGCCCGGCTGTAATGCAGATCACTGCAGACCAGCTCAACGGGAGCCACCTTGGTAGGACAATCGCAGTACTCGACGGCAAGTTCTCCGTGATGGGTACTCTGTCCGCAGTTCACCACGAGGCAGACATCTTGGAGGACAGGATGTTCCACCAGCCAGCAGAGCGAATCCTGGGTCGGCCGTCCGTCACGATCGAGCTGCTGGAGGAAGCCAAGGCTACCCTTCGGCCAGATGCCACGGTATCCTTGGCAGATTAGCATGGCAAACTCAGCTGGGGAGCAGAAATGGCACGGTCACACTGTAGTGAATGCGGGCACCACCACACCGACGGCAAGTGCACAGCTTTCGTCGAGACAGAAAGTGGAGGAGCTGCCAAGTGCATCTGCGGGCACCACTAGTTGCACCTGTGGCACGGACCCGTATAATTGCCCAGAGGGCATAGCACTCGCACAAGCAATACTTACAAGACTGGGGAAATAGATGTTTGGATTGCCACCAGGCAACCCATTGCGTGAAGTGGTCGTGGAACTTACCCGCGACCACTTTCGTGATGATGGAGAGATGGCAGGGACGGAGCCTCCGCTTCTAAGGCTGCTGGAGGTGGCTATCAAGGCCGATACCTCAGGAGCCACAGGAGGCAGCTCCAGCTCTAAGGCGACAGCTCCTCTCGACGTAGTAGCCTTCACCCTGTGGGAGGAGATCCGTGAGGTCGTTCACCTGAACTGGCCGGGGCACGGCAACCTGCAGTACCAGAACACTCTGCTTATCGACCGGCTGACCTGGTGGACCAACACAGTGGCTGGCACGGATGACGAGCGGCACCTGCTCGAGTACTGCGTGTACTGGAGGAACAGCATCCGCAACCTCCTGCAGCCACCGAAGATTGTCCCGCTCCGAGAGGTATCGTGCAGCAAGTGCAAGGTGCCGTGGATCCACGCCAAGATGGGCGAAGAGACCACCCTTGTCCCCGCGTTGCGGGTACATATGAGCGAAGACCCAGTCCGAGCCGAATGCCTTGCTTGCGGGGAACAGTGGCTCGGATTCGACCTGATCAAAGGAGCCAGCCTTGTCTAAGCATCGCATCGGAGACCCGAAGTTCGCCCTCAGCATCCAGATGGAGGGCCTCCCGAGGAGCGTGGGACCCTTCGACGACCGCGAAGCTGCGTTCGAGTGGGCACGGGACAACGTAGGAGGCCCCGGACTGGAGGGGAGCTACCACGCATTCCCCATTGTCAGCCCGGAGGACATCCAGAAGAAGTCCAGCAACGTGATCCCCTTCCGCCGAAGGAACCGTGCTTAGGCGGATCGACGTACACCACTGCTTCAGGAGGCTCGCTTGGGAGGCCTGGTGCCCGTTTTGCGGACAGCTGGTCTTCTCGGTGAGCGAGGAGTACGTGTACAGGATGAAGCGAGAGAATGGCATCGCCCCGAGGATCCCTGCCAAGGCTCCACACTACTGCCGTAGACTGAGCAATCGACCCTTGATCCACAAGGGCAAGAAATACAATTAGGTATTCTACGAGATCTAGCGTATAGTTCTATCCATCACCACGACACCACGAAGGAGCACCACCATGGCACAGGTAACGATCGAGACCCGGACCGAAGCAGAAGCAGCCAAGGCCGGAAACGTTTACCAGTACCGCGCTCTCTGCGAATGCGGATACAAGAGCCGATGGTCTCACCAGTGGAAGGCCGAGGAGTCGGCAGAGAACCACGTCTGCTACGCATAACAAACACCCACCTCGACACAACGGAGACCACGATGGACCGCAACCCGCACAACTACAAGCTCACTGCCACTCAGGAACGCATCCTGGACTTCATCGTAGAGAACGATGGGTGCTACCAGAACCGCTTCACCCAGAACGGCGAACAGGCAGCCATCGCCACGCTGCTGGCTCTGGGCCTGGTGGAGTACGAGCTGGAGATGGGCGTGAACCCCGGTGAGGTCACCGTGAGCACGGACATCGACGGAGGCTTCTACCTCCTCCCCACGATGCAGTAGTACGCTAGACCCCGGCTGGGAGCTTCGTGGCTGACGCACATACGTCGCTCCCAGTCGGCCCCACAACACCCACACCGAACAAAGGAACCAGCAATGTCTGTAGCACGTCTGTACACCGTCCAGAAGAGCCGCAAGGACCAGGGCAAATGCCACAAGTGTGGAGTTGAGCTCCCCGCTGGCAGCCCGTACCTGTACTACTACGTCGGCTTCCGCAGCAATTACAAGCACGTCCGCTGCACCAAGCAGGAGTGCTTCCCCAAGCCCTCCGAGCGGGAGAGCAGCAAGACCGCAACGATCCTGGCAGCCCAGGAGAACTTCGACGTCAGTGGCATGGACAGCAAGGACGACATCGAGGCCGCAGTCCAGGAGGTGGGCTCCTCCATCCAGGAGGTTGCCGACGAATACCAGGAAGCTCTGGATGCCTGGGAGAACGGCAACTATGAGCTCGAGGAGAAGAAGGACCACTACGAGGACCAGGCCAACGAGATCTCGAACTGGACCTACGAAGGCGACGAGGAGCCTGAGCGGGAAGAGGACGAAGATGAGGAAGCCTTCCAGGCCCGTTGGGACGAATGGATTGAGCAGGTCCGCAGCGAGGCCCAGGATGCCGTTGACAACATCGACTTCGCCTAAGCCCGACCGTTGCCCCGCGATTACCTACGCGGGGCAACCCGGCTTTCTGCTGGTACGCTGCAGCCTTGAGGCAGGGCATACCAAAGACCACATCCCGAGCTGGGACCCGAAGGACGGCAATTCGTAGTTTGCCGATCGGCAAAGTAATGCGGTAAAGTTGCTGCTTGTGCGGGTGGGGTGTCTCCTCCACTGAAGAGGAGGCTGGGATCTAGATGAACTGGGATACTCTCGCAGGTAATCTGGATCCCAGCAGCACCAGCAAGTGGGCCACTCCAGGGGAGATGGCAAAGGCCACCAACCCCAACACCGTCCAGACTCCCGCACTGGACATCATTGACGAGGCCCTCACTGAGGCGTTCAACACGCCGGACAGCCGCCTCATTATCACGATGGCACCCCAGGAGGGGAAGTCCGTCCGAGTGGCTCAAGACTTTCCCGTCTGGGCACTCACCAAGAACCCCGAGCTCATGATCGTCACGGCATCGTACGGGCAATCTTTGGCGAACCGTAACGGTCGCGCAGTGCGTAATCGCATCCTGTCGAACCCAGAGCTCGGTCTTACCATCGCTAAGGACAACGGCAGTGTGTCAGAGTGGACACTCTCCGGTCATGAAGGCGGATTGCTCTCCGTAGGTATTGGTGCTGGTGTCACTGGTCGTCGTGCTGACATGATGATCATTGACGACCCCATCAAGGACCGCAAGGAGGCAGACAGTGAAATCTTCCGAGACAACGTCTGGGACTGGTGGACGGATGCCGCGTCGGCCCGATTGGCACCTGGTGCTCCTGTGGTTGTTATCCTTACTCGCTGGCATCAAGACGATCTTGCCGGACGACTGGTAGAGCGCAACCCGGAGGCTGGCTGGAAGGTCATCAACATCCCGGCACGCGCCGACCATCGCCCCGAGAAGGGCGAGACGGACATCCTCGGACGTGAGCCCGGGGAGTACATGGTATCGACCCGAGGCCGTACCGAGAAGCAGTGGAGGCTCCGCGAGGCAGCCGCTGGTGCTAAGACCTGGGCCTCCCTGTATCAGGGTCGCCCGTCGCCCGATGCTGGTGGCGTCTTCCCTGCTGAGGAAGGCTGGTCCCGCTACGGCACACCGATCCACGAGACGGTCTTCGACGAAGAGGGCAAGCCGGTCTGCCGGGTCCCCGGTATCAACCGTGACGACCACGAGCTGATCCAGTCCTGGGACCTCACGTTCAAGGACACCAAGGGCAGTGACTTTGTCGTAGGCACGGTCTGGCTCCGGGTCGGCAACACAGCCTACCTGCTGGACATGGTGCGTGAGCGCTACAACTTCTCCGACACCTGCAAGGCTATCTTGGAGATGACGAGGAAGTGGCCACAGGCCATCGCCAAGTTCGTGGAGGACAAGGCCAACGGTCCCGCAGTCATCAACGCTCTGCAGAAGCTCGTTATGGGCCTGATCCCAATTGAGCCCGAGGGCAGTAAGTACGCTCGTGCGTCTGCCATCTCCCCGCTGGTGGAGAGCGGCAACGTCGTACTGCCGACAGAGGCCATCCTGCCGAACGTGAAGCAGCTGCTCGAGGAAGCCAAGAACTTCCCCAACAGCTCGCACGACGACACGATCGACTCCATGTCCCAGGCAATCAACCGTCTCCTCCTTCTCCCCCTGGAGAACGAGGGCAACCTCGTAGAGCCTGAAGGCGTGTACGAATTCATGAACGACAACGGCTGGATCGTCAGCCCGTATTAGGAGGCTGACCATGGGCAAGTTTCTACAGCTGATTGGTCTGCAGGAAGCAGCACAGACCTCAGAGGTCGCAGTACTGAGCACGCAGGTAGCACGGCTGAAGGACTCCTTGCAGGAGAGCTTCGCCCAGCTTGAGCTGGCACGCGACAACGCTGGGTACCTGCAGCTCTCTGCACAGTACTCCCAGGAGTTCACTCGGGAAGGCCTGATCAAGGCTGCCGAGATGGGTCGCATCTTCGGAGTTGCCAACCCACTGATCAAGCGAGGCCGGGAAGTCCGCCACGCATACATCTGGGGCCAAGGCGTCACGATCGATGCCAAGGACGACGACGTGAACGAAGTCATCCAGGCATTCCTCGACGATGAGGGGAACCGGGAGACCTTCTCCGGTGCCTCGGCTCGAGCAACTCTCGAGGGCACCCTTTACGACGAAGGCAACTTCTTCTACTGCGCCTTCACCAACCCGCTCGAGGGCACCGTGAAGATCCGCACGATCCCGTTCGAGGAGATCTCCGACGTCATCACGAAGCCGGGTGACCGCTCCACCGTCTGGTACTACGAGCGGACCTGGACCGAGATGGAGCAGGAGGCTGACTCTACAGGCCAGCTGACCAATAGCTGGAAGCCGGTCCAGAAGAAGGCTCTGTACCCGAGCATCAAGTTCCAGCCGACCACCCGGTACAAGCGAGTCAACGACCTCGAGGTCGTCTGGGATGCTCCTGTTCGCCACGTCAAGGTCAATGCCGGACAGAACTGGAAGTTCGGCATCGGCGACTCCTACTCCGCGATCCCCTGGGCGCTCAGCCACAAGGGCTTCCTGGAGGACTGGGTCCTGCTGATGAAGGCTCTGGCGAAGATCGCCTACGTGACCTCCAGCAAGACCGCAGGTCAGGCTCAGGCCAAGCGCGCTTCCCTGAAGGGTCTGGGGGAGATGCCAGCCGGTAGCTCGGTCAACATGACCGAAGGCCAGACGCTCGAGCCTCTCTCCAAGTCAGGAGCGACGCTGGATGCGGAGTCCAGCCGACCGCTCGCCACCATGGCAGCTTCGGCTCTCTCCCTCCCGGTGACGATCCTGCTCGCCGACCCCGGCCAGACCGGGGCACGTGCAACGGCTGAGACGCTCGACCTCCCGACCCGACTCGTGATGCAGGCACGTCAGCAGCTCCACACGGAGGTGCTGAACGACCTGATCGGTTACGCTCTGGAACAGGCTGTCCTCGCTCCCCGAGGAGCTCTCCGGGGCAAGGGTCGACCACTGCGTGACAACGATCGCCTGACGGTCCTCTGGAACGACCCCGACGTCACTTCGGTGAACGTCACATGGCCGTCTCTCGAAGAGGCCGACGTCAAGACGATCATGGATGCGATCGTGGCTGCCGACGGCATGCCCGACGTACCCAAGCTGCCTCTGGTTCGACTGGCGCTCTCCATCCTGAAGGTGGAGAACATCGACGAGCTGATCGACGAGATCACTGACGACAACGGGAACCTGAAGCCCTCGGAGGTCACCGCTGGTGACGTCGCTGTGAAGGCATTCCGGGACGGCACGGATCCGGCCGCAGCTCTGAAGTAGGAGGTCGTATGGCAGTCTCCATTCAGACCCTCGCTGCAGTCGCACAGCTCCGGCGAGACCTGGAAGCCATGACCGATGCCCAGACCCTGGCGCTGACTAGGGCCTGGGTGGAGGCATGGGACGTTCTCCTGCCAGAGTTCGAGGCTGCAGCCGCCGATCTCATGGAGCAGCAGATCCGAGGTCGAGTCAGTCGTACTGCAGCCGCTCGGAACGTTCGGCTCCGTGGCGCTCTGGAAGCTGCTCAGGCCTATCTGCAGGAGCTTGCAGCCACGACGGCTGACGTTGTTACCCGAGACATTCCAGAGGCTCTTAGAACGGCTGTGGACGCTCACCGCCAGATCGTGACCACGCAACTCCCCCCGGGGAGCGTGGGATCGACCATCAACTTCGCTCGGGTCGCTGACGAGGCCCTAGCTGCGATGGTAGCTCGGACAACCCAGCAGATCCACTCCGACACGAAGCCCCTTGCGGCTGACGTCGTTCGGATGATGAAGAAGCATCTGGTCCGAGGAATCGCAGTGGGGGATAATCCTCGTGAAACTGCCCGTCGCCTCGTCAAGGAGGCAGAGGGCAGGTTCAACGGGGGACTGACCCGAGCGCTAGTCATCTCTCGAACGGAGACGCTGGACGCACACCGCGAAGCCACGAAGGCAAGCGAGAAGGCGAACAGCGATCTCCTGACGGAGTGGGAGTGGCATGCTAACCTGAGCTCCCGCACCTGTCCCTCCTGCCTCTCTAAGCATGGTCAACGGTTCCCCCTCGAGCAGGGAGGCCCCTACGACCATCAGCAGGGAAGGTGCAGCCGGGTCAGCGTGACCAAGTCCTGGAAGGACCTCGGCTTCGACATCCCTGAGCCGAAGAGCGTCACTCCGGATGCGGAGGAATGGTTCAACAACCTGACCGAAGCTACCCAGAGGGACATCATGGGACCGGAGAGACTCCGGCTCCTGCAGGACGGAAGCATCTCCTGGAAGGACCTCTCCTCGAAGCAGGAGAACCCCGGATGGCGAGACAGCTTCATCCCCACTTCAGTCAAGGATCTAAGGAGTCTAAGTGTCTGAATCCCCTTTGTACGATGAACTCATCGACGACGAGCCTCCCGCAGAGGAGACCCCGGTCGAAGAGGAACCCACTCCGGAGCCGGAAGCTCCTTCGGACGAGCCCCCCGCAGAGGAGACCCCGGTCGAAGAGGAACCCACTCCGGAGCCGGAAGCTCCTGCGGACGAGCCACCGCAGCTCCCCGACGAGCCTCCCCGGTCCGAACCTGACCCGGATGAAGTGCCCGAGCCGGAGACCCCGGCAGAGCCTCCCGTTGGAGGCGACATCCCCTGCCCCGTCTGCGGGGGCCACTTCATCTCGCAGCCGGGGGACCCCTGCACTGGCACTCCGCCGGTCGCGGAGGACCCCAACGCTCCCGATCCGAACGATGTGGAGGTGCCCTAGTGCCCAAGCAGATTCGTGAGGCCCTCGAGAATGCCCTTACCAAGAAGGGCAAGCTCCTCGAGATCACCCTCATCACACCCGGCTGGGGCAGCTCAGGCTACTACAGCGCGGACATCCTCGAGCAAGCAGCGAAGGACCGGGTCTTCCCCCGTCTGACGCAGCAGCACATTGACCACGAGAAGGATGGCGGAGTCGGAAGCGTCTCCACCTTGGCAGCGTACCTCAACGAGGACGCACGCTGGGAGCCGGACTGGCTCGACCCCAAGACTGGCGTCAAGGGTCGACTCGTGGCAGAGTCCCGTGTCTCCCCCAAGTGGCAGGACGACCTGGCCTTCCTGGCCGAAGCACTTGGCACGTCCATCGCGGCTCCGGCTGAGATTGGCATGGGCGAGGCTGAGGGTCGTCAGGGTCGCATCATCGAGAAGCTCCTCCCTGGTCCTCTCAACCGTGTCGACTTCGTCACGGTGGCTGGCCGAGGAGGTCGCATCTCGGAGGTCCTCGAGTCCGCCAAGGTCGAGGAAGCCCGCAACGTGGGCATGTGGCTCGAGGCTCGCATGCACTTGATGTTTACGAGCATCTCCGACGAGATGTTCGGGGACGGCCGACTGACTCGCTCGGAGCGCATCACGCTCTCCGCTGCACTCGGTCAGGCCCTCACCAGTTTCACGGCAACCGTGGAGGCAGAAGCCCCTCAGTTGTTCGAACGAGACCTGTGGGAAGACCCCACACCTGCTGCCGAGGAATCGGCTGCAGCAAGTTCCTCACCGAACCCGGCTGAGGTCACCGAAGGAAAGGAGCCCATTGTGGGCCAGATCCAGATTGAGGAAAGCGTTCACGCTACCCTCGTCGCAGATGCCAGCCGGGCAACCGTGCTGGAAGGTGAAAAGAGCACCGCTCTGGAAGCCTTGAAGAGCACCAACGATGAGAGCGCTGCAGCCCTGGTGGCTTCTGCATTCGAGTCCGCCGGTGTGACTGCCCCGAAGACTGCCGCTCGTCTCTCCGCAGGATACCCTGTGAAGGAGAACGGTGCTCTCAACGTGGAGCAGTTCAAGCAGGACATCGCCGAAGCAGTGGCAGAGTTCCAGGTTGCCAATGGCGCTGGTACTCCTCGCGGCGTTGGCGACGTGCAGGAACAGACCAAGGTCGTAATGACCAAGGAAGACGCAGAAGCCAAGATCCTCAAGATCGCCGGTTTCGCCCCGAAGGGAGCCTAAGCAATGGCTAAGAACATGAACTTGCCCGAAGCCCTCCACATCAGCCTCCCGGTCCCCGACGGCACCGTCTCCGGTGACGCAGTGGCCGTGGGTGCCTGGCGCGGTATTGCTCAGACCGACAAGGATGCAGACGGTGAAGCTACTGTCTGGATCAACGGTTCCGCCACGCTCGACGTGACCGGAGCTGTGGCAACCTTCGGGCTGCCGATCTACATCGCCGGTACTGGCGCCAGCATTCGTGCGAACGAAGCTACGACCACGGCAACCGACAACACGCTGATCGGCTACTCGCTGGGCACCAAGGCTGCGGCCAAGGGTCCCCTCGAAATCGGTCTGCTCAACGGGCCTGCACAGGCCTAGGAGGGATACACCAAATGACTACTTTCCTGAACGCCGAGGAAGTCCTCGTCGCTGAAGCATGGGAGAAGCGCAACACCGCCGACGGACAGTTCCTGTCCAACGCTGTGGAGGCTGTCCAGCTCTTCAACGACGGTCTCTCCGGCCGCAACCCGTTCAAGTACGCCATGCTGAAGGAAGCGCTGACCCGCGCCGACTTCAACATCTACCTCGGCAAGGCATTCGATGTCGAGATGCTGGCCAAGTACCAGGACCTCACCCCCGAGTGGCGCTCCATCGCTCGTGAGACCACGGTCAAGGACTTCAAGCCGAAGACCTTCAAGGATCTCTTCGGTGGCCGTGGTCCTCTGGACAAGGTCAAGGAAGGTGCGGAGTACAAGGAACGCACCAAGGCCGAGGCCGAATACTCGCTGTCCGCCGACAAGTTCGGTAACACCTTCAAGCTCACCTTCGAGTTGCTGAAGAACGACGAGATCGGTGAGCTCCGCAACCTGCCGAACGACCTGGCCCAGGGTGCTGTCGAGACTGAGGACAAGGTCGCCTTCTCCTCGTTCGTGTCGGCCACAGGTCCGAACACCAACTTCTGGAAGGCAGCCAACGGCAACGCGCCGACGGCTCTCCCCTTCACTCGGGAGAACATCCAGGCCGCATACGTGGCGATGAGCAAGCGCAAGGACAAGCAGGGCAACCCTGTACGTCTGGCGTCTGCACGTCTGCTCCTGGTCGTGCCGAACGCTCTCCTCTTCGAGGCTGAGCAGATCGTCAACGCTCCGACCATCCCGGACCCCGCTGGTGGCGCAGGTACCATCCCCAACCCGCTCGCCGGCAAGTTCCGCGTCGTGGTTTCGGACTACCTGACGATCGTCAACACGTCCAACAAGGCGGACACCACCTGGTACATCCTGCCGGCACCGGAGACGGCTCGTCCGGCTCTCGTTGTCGCCAAGATGCAGGGCGAAGAGAACCCGGACATCCGCGTCAAGGCGGACCAGGGCACTCGCCTCGGCGGCGGCTCCATCGCTCCCGAGCAGGGCTCCTTCGGCGACGACACGATCACCTACCGTGGTCGTCACATCGTCGGTGCAGGAACCATCGACCCGCTCCTGACCTACGTCAGCACCGGGTCCTAACAAACCGCTGTGGGGCCTCTAGCTGGGGAGGCCCCACAGCACTTTTGCCTAGGAGGAACGCATGGCCATTGATTACGAAACTCCGCTGGGGGAAGTCCGTCTTCTCATCTCCGATATAGATGAGCCTGACGGCCTCTTGTTGACCGATGAAATGATCAATGCGTTCCTCCGTATGGCGTCGGACAACGTCAACCGGGCTGCAGCGAAGGCTCTCACGACCATCGCTGCCAGTGAAGTCCTCGTGTCCAAGTACATCCGGACGCAGGACCTCTCCACTGATGGCCCCAAGGTGTCTGCCGAACTGCGGGCACTCGCCGCCTCACTCCTCGCCGAGGCGGATGCCGCCGACAACGCGGTCAGCTTCTTCGAGATCGTTCCTTTCGAGGATGCGTTCCACAAGGAAGCATCGGAGTACTACCTGTGAGCCCTCTGCCAAACACCCGGGTGATTCCCGTCGGATGGGCAGAGCATCACAGGCCCGTAGTCGCCGAGACGCAGACCGCTCCGGCGGTCCTGCTTCGCTCCACTGGAGAGAAGCCTCCTTACCCTCTTCCCGAGGGATGGACCTCTGAGACGACCCTCTGGGAAGGCAACGTTCGCCTACAGCAGAGGAATCGCTCCGAGGATCCCGTCTCCGGACTTCAACCCACTCAGCTCCGCGAATACCTGATCACTGGCCCTGTAGAGCTTCTCCAGGACCTCCAGGTAGGAGAGAGCGGTGATACGTTCCTGGTCCTCGGTCAGCGTTACCGGGCGATGCAGGGTTTCCGAGGTTCGCTCCTGTGGGAAGCGGACATCCTCTGCACCTTCAACGAGACCCAGGGAGCTGGCAATGGGAGCTGATGTAGGGCAGATCGACTCACTGTACGCAGACCTCGGCAAGGCTCCCAAGGTCGTCGTCGAAGGTGCCAAAGTCGTCATCAAGAAGGTCGCCCTCGACATCGAGCGGAACGCCAAATCCATCGTCCCCGTCGACACTGGCAACCTGAAGAACAGCATCGGCCACTCTGACCTCCGTCAGCTGTCCGCCGAGCATCTCCAGGTTGACATCGGACCGACAGCCAACTACGGCATCTACGTCGAGCTCGGCACCTCCCGAATGGCTCCACAAGCCTTCATGGGTCCCAGCCTCGACCGGTTCAGCCCAGCGTTCGAAACCGCCATGCTGCAGCTAGGAGAGAGGGCACTCGGTGGCTGATCTCGCAACTATGAACACTCAGATCATCGACGTCATGGGAACTGTCGACGGCATCACAACCTACGACGGCGACGTGCCAGAGAAGGTTCCGGAGGTCGAGGGGAGCATCCTCCCCTACTTCGTGCTGTGGTCTGGCCTCCCGGACAGCCCGGACGAGGTTACCTCCGATGGCAATCAGGTCGATGACTCCTTCGTCTGGGACTTCCAGATCACTGTAGTAGCCAGCAACCCTCCGGCCTGTCGAGCTGCAGCTCACTCGCTGAAGATGGCGCTGATGAACATGCGAGTGGGTACGGGCACCGTGCGACCGAACCCCGACTCGTACAAGCGTGACGTGCCACTGCTCGACACGACCGTATCCCCCGCCCGATTCATGTTGCCAACGTTCTGGCGGCTCATCACCAATTAGGAGAGACATGGCAGACAACGACGACGAATTCGTCATTGCCCAGGGTCCCAACGGCGACAAGCGTCGGGTCCCGAAGCACTACCTGGACAACCCTGCTTTCGGCTTCAAGCTGCCGCCCAGTGCTCGGGCCAAGCTGCGGACCGACGAGGAGGGTGAGGCGGTCACGCCGATCAGTGGGGCAGTCGTCCCACCTGAAACCACCGAGGTCGATGTGACCAAGGAAGAACCCAAGAAGGAGGTCAGCCGTGAAGGTCGCCGCTGATGGAAAGAAGAAGTTCACACTCCTGCTGGCAAAGCCCGCAGCTGCCTCGGGTATCCCGACCGCAGCTGAGCTGAATGCCGGCAAGGACATCTCTTGCGCAGTGCTGGACTCGGACGCGAACTGGACCAACACCGCGTCCGATCGCTTCAACGAGAAGCCCGCATGCACGCAGGGTAACTCCCAGGCACTGGGTGCTGCCAACTTCGACACAGCTCTCACGTTCCTGCGTGAGTACCTGGGAGGTGGCGGTCCCGACACGGCTGCCCTCGACTCCGGTTACCAGGCAGTCAAGACTCGTGGTACCACGGTCTGGATCTACATGCGTGAGACCGACAAGCTGTCGACAGCCAACTGGGCAGTCGGCGACGAAATCCACCTGGGTGGCGAGGTCATCTCCGATGCCCCGACTCGTCCGAACAACGATGGTAACATCAAGCGTCGCATCGAGTTCCTCCCGCAGAACATGATCAGCGAGAAGCTGGTCGTAGCCTAAGGAGGCAGTTTTGGCCATTGGATCGACTCAGTCAGTGCCGGTCCTTGCCGGTACACCTCCGACCTTCGCTGTGCCGAACGCTTCGGAGCAGGTAGAAGTCGGCAACATCCTGATCGTCAAGAACGGTTCGGCGTCGTCCATCAACGTCACCCTGGTCACCCCAGGGACGTTGGGTACGGGCGATGCCTACCCCGACAAGGTGATCGCAGTAGCTGCTGGTGCGGAACGGTGGATCCCACTGCTCTCCGACTACCAGCAAGCTGGTGGACTTGCGACGGTGAACTTCTCGGCAACAGCCGGTATCTCCGCCGCAGTCATCAACAGGGTGTAACAACTCCCCCGGTGCGCGTGATTCGGCTCCGCGCACCGGGGTTCACCAACCTTCCGAGCCGAAACCAAACCCCTAGAAATGGAGCCGAATCCCATGACTACACAGTACGTCAATCTCGACGTTCCCGTCCTGCCCGACGCCGACCGCATCAAGTGGATGGAAGCCAACGGCATCGATCCCTACATCGTCCCCGCTGCACAGCGGGTGAAGATCGAAGACGGCAAGATCACCTACAAGCAGTTCGTTCTCCGCAATGGAGCCAAGACCCTTGTCAACCGTGAGGAAGGCTACGAGAAGGAGACCGTGACGGTCCCGCTCAAGGTCAAGCCCGAAGAGTTCGGCATCGTAGAAGTGGAGGCTGGCGAATGAGCGACCTGACACAGGAACAGGCTCAGGAAGCTCTCGACTTCAACGTCGACGAATGGCTGTCCGACGCCAATCTCCCCGAGGAGAGCGCACAGATCTACAAGCGTGCCGACGTCATCTCCGAGCTGACCCGGCTCAAGGGTGAGATCGAGATCGAACGTGAGGCCGACCTGGAGCGCTCCGCCTCCGAGGAGTCCCCCGTCAAGGAGCTTCGACGGAAGTATGAGCACCTTGCACGTGTCTTCGGCGACAGCGCCATGACCGTCTACGTTCGGGCTCTCACGCCGGACGAGAAGGAGCTCATCCGCAAGGAGAACGAGGAAGCCTCCGAGAAGGGCAAGTGGGAGAAGGCGAAGGAGAACCGCGACTTCGCAGCACGTCTCCTCTCCAAGTCCATCGTGGGCATCAAGACCCCGACGGATGAAGAGCGCAAGCCGGTCTTCTGGTCCCCCGCGACCATCATCAAGATGGAAGACAAGCTGGGCACGACCCAGATGAACCAGGTGATGTACGCATACCAGACGGCACAGAACGCGATGCCCAAAGTGGACGCTGATTTTTTGCCCTCTCGCTCTGGCTCAGACCCCATCCAAGACTGATCAACGTTCTCCGTACAGCTCGGGCACAAGGCAAACCGCCGAGTGCCTGGCTGTACGGGAATCGGCGTGACTGGCTGGAGCGCGACTACCTCCTCACCCTCGCACTCACCACCTACGAAGCTGGCCTCTGTAACTGCGGGCAGCCTATCGTTCTCGCTCACCACTTCGACAATGAGGGTTGGTACGAGGCCGAGAAGACACAGTGCCAAAGCTGTGCTTCTCAGGAGCGTGCCACCACTGGGACCGATAAGGATCCCTACGTGCCGGAGCCTGGCGAGAAGGTGTTCAGCAAGTTCACCCGGGACCTTGACGAGAAGCCTCTCAAGGACCGGAGTCATTACGAAGGCTAGGAGGCCTCTACATGCGCTCTACGATGGTCCGGCTGGAAGCCGAGGTCTCCAAGTACGTTCGGGGCATGGGTCAGGCCAAGGTCTCTACCAAAGAGGTCAAGGACGCTGCAGAGGAGCTGGGCAAGACAGTCGACCTGACTGCCAACAAGAGCTCCTCTGCGGCCGACAAGGTCTCCTCAGCAAACAAGAAGCAAGCCTCCTCTGCAGACGATGTAGAGAAGAGTAACAAGCGGTCGCAGCAGTCCTCCGAGGAGGACGCCAAGGCCAAGCAGAAGCAAGCTGACGCAGCCGAGAAGGCTGGGACCGCTCTCACCGTCTTCGGTGCATCCACACTGGCTGGCCTCGGCGCTGCGACCAAGGCAGCCATGGACTGGGAGTCCGCATGGGCGGGTGTTACCAAGACCGTAGATGGTACCCCCGAGCAGATGCAGGAGATCGAGGACGGGCTCAGGGGCCTGGCTAAGACGCTCCCCGCGACTCACGAGGACATTGCAGCGGTCGCCGAATCGGCAGGTGCTCTCGGCGTCAAGCGCCAGGACATCCTGGCCTTCACCAAGACCATGGTGGACCTGGGCGAGACGACCAACCTCTCGTCTGATGAGGCTGCCACTGCCATCGCTCAGTTCCTCAACGTGATGGGCGACGCCGGAGGAGAGGTCGACAACCTCGGCTCCACGCTGGTGGCTCTGGGTAACGACGGTGCCTCCACCGAGAAGGAAATTCTCATGATGGCCCAGCGCATCTCCGGCGCTGGCAAGCTCGTCGGTGCGACCAAGCCCGACATCATGGCTCTGGCTTCAACCCTGGCATCCCTCGGTGTACAGGCTGAACTCGGTGGCGGTGTCACGAGTCGTGTCATGCAGCGCATGTACACGGACGTCAAGGAAGGTGGCAAGGGTCTTCAGGCTCTCGCCAAGGTTGCCGGTGTTTCCGGAGCTGACTTCGCCAAGGCATTCGAGACCTCCCCGGTCCGTGCCATGGACATGGTCTTCCAAGGCCTGAACAAGGTCAAGACCGAAGGCGGAAACGTCGTCCAGACGATGACCGAACTCGGCATCAAGGGGACGGAAGAGACCGGTGTGGTCCTCCGACTCGCTGGAGCTGGGGACCTGCTGTCTAAGTCACTGGCAGTCGGTAACAAGGCATGGGGAGAGAACACCGCTCTCGCCGCCGAAGCCGCCAAGCGCTACGAGACCACCGAGTCCAAGGTCAAGGTCGCCTGGAACAACATCAAGGACGCAGCGATCGACGCGGGAGCCGTGCTCCTGCCGATGATCCAGACCGTTGCCGAGTCTGTTGCAGGTCTCGCCTCGGCATTCGGGGACCTCCCGAAGCCGCTGCAGAACACCGTCGTGACCCTCTCGGGGATCGTCGGCGTGGCTGCCCTGGTAGGTGGCGGACTGCTGACCCTGGTACCCAAGGTCGTGGCAACCTGGGAAGCTTTCCAGACCCTCGACACGAAGGCAGACGGCAGCAGCCGTGGCCTGGGTAAGGTCGCCAAGGCAGCCGGTATCGCCACTGCAGCTCTCATCGCGATGCAAATCGCGGGAGCCATCTCGGACGCCAATCTGCCGACGGCGGAGACCGGCGAACAGATCGCCCAGAAGCTGATCAACGTCGCCAACGGCGTGAAGACAGCTGACCAGGCATTCGACAAGTCGACGTTCTCTCGGGCCAACGCCTTCATCGGTACCGCTCACGACATCAACAACATCGGCGATGCGTTGAACCGCGTCATCAACCCCGGTGGGGAGTCGTTCCGCGACTGGGTCAACGAGACCTTCCCGTTCGCATCCTCGGAGATCAAGGAAACCAAGGCTGCGATCAACGGAGTCGACCAGCAGCTCGCTGCGATGTTCCAAAGCGGCAACGCTGAGGGAGCAGCCAAGTCCTTCAAGTCGATCGCCGAAGCCGCCAAGGCCCAGGGCATCGACATCAACAAGGTGGTGGAGAGGTTCCCCCTCTACCGTGACGCGGTGGCCGCTGCAGCACGGGAGAACGATGGGGCTGCAATCTCCCAGGAGGACCTGAACAAGAAGCTGCAGGAGGCTCCCGCAAACACGGAGGCCGCAGCCGCCGCTCACGAGCAGCTCCAGGCCGCTCTCGAGGAGACTGGCGTGGGGCTGGGAGGCCTCATCGAGGACATGCAGAAGTTCCTCGACCTGCTGTTTGCCACAGGCATGGCTACCATGAGCAGCCGTGATGCTAACGCAGCATACAACGAGGCGCTGGCCAAGGTGGAAACCACCATGCAGACCATCAAGGACAGCGGTGGCAAAATGGGCCAGACCCTGGTGGACAACCGCAGTGACTTCGCACTCACTACGGAAGCTGGTCGTCTGGCTAACGCAACCTTCCAGGACATCGCCCGCAAGGGTATGGCCGAAGTCAAGGCCAAGGCCGATGAGGGTGTGGGCCAGGCAGGGCTGCAGGAGAAACTGGGCAAGACCTACACGGACCTGCTTACTGCAGCCAACGGTATGGGCATCGTCGGTGACGACGCCATTGCCTTGACCCGCAAGGTGCTGGGTATCCCGGACGGTGTTAGCATCGAGTCCTGGATGAGTGAGGCTGCCAAGCGCACCGCCGAACAGACCAAGGGTGCTATGGACGCCATTGATGGTCGGACGGTCCGCACCTACACAGTCCACGAAGAGAAGACGATCAAGAGCATCGTCACTCAGATCTCCCAGCAGAACATGGGGGAGACTCCCGCGGACACGGCATTCAAGCCGGGAACCTTCGCTCCGGGGAAGGCGACCGGTGGACGCATTGACGAGATCCCCGGCTTCGCCTTCGGCGG